TTTTTAAAATTTAGGAGATTAATTATGACAATGCAATATGACGTAAAAGCCTCGCACCTTAGCGGTACAGGCCTTATGGTTTCGGGCCGCACCCGTCTTAAAAACCTTATCTATCTAGGAACAGGCACGGCTGGTAGTATTGACCTTTTTGATACAACAACAGCTCCTGTAACTACAGGTACGTACGCTCGTTCTGGATACACAGTAACAGTTACACAAACAGCCCATGGTTTAGTATCAGGCCAAAATATCGGTATTACTTTTTCTGCGGCTACTGGAGTTTCTGCTACTGCTGGTAATTATGTAGTTACCGTTTTAACTTCAAGCACTTTTACCATTACAGATATTAATACTGGTACTATTGCCGGCGGTACAGCTTGTATATACTCAACTGGTAAATGGATGGGTGGATACAACACAACTACTGGTGTGCAGCCGTTTCAAGTTATTGTTCCTGGGGAAGGTATTTTAGCCCAGAATGGTATTTACGCTGTTGTTACCAACATAGTGTTTCAAACAGTTACATATGGCTAGCCCAATACGCAAAACAACCAAAGGAAAAGGTAGAAACTACCTTAGTACAAAAGAAGGCGCTGGTATGACAGCGGCTGGACGGAAAGCATATAATGCAAAAACAGGCTCTAACCTAAAGGCCCCACAGCCCGAAGGTGGTGCTCGTAAGAAATCATTCTGCGCTCGTATGTCTGGTATGCCCGGACCAATGAAAGACGAAAAAGGTCGCCCTACTCGTAAAGCTGCTAGCCTTAAAAGATGGAATTGTAAGTAATGCCTAGTAAATATTCTTCCGGTAAGTACAGTATTGCCGAGTGTGATAGGTGCGGGCAAAGGTATAAATTAGTAGAGTTAAAGAAACTTACCATTAAGACTAAGCAAGTAAGTATCAAAGTATGCCCTGAGTGTTGGGAACCAGACCAACCTCAGTTACAATTAGGACTATATCCAGTTAATGACCCACAAGCGGTACGGGAACCAAGACCAGATATTAGTTACTATGCTTCGGGACCTAATGGTTTACAAACTAAAAATGGTAACGATAACAGTGTTTTAGAGGCGGGTTATCCAGAAGGTGGTAGTAGAGTATTTCAATGGGGTTGGGCGCCAGTAGGTGGCGCTAGGATATTTGATACAGTTTTAACAGCAAATTATTTAATTGCAGCATGCCAAACAGGCACAGTAACTATAACAGTAACTTAGGAGTAGAAAATGGGATATAAAAGCGGAGCAGATGGAGTTACCAAGTCAGGACGCACTAAAGGTAAAAACTTAGGTGATTCAGGTCCAACTATTGGTATTGAGAATGGTAAAGGCAGCAAGGGTTCTAAAGGTGTTACAGGCAAAGCCATGCGAGCTGTAGGACGTAATATGGCCCGTGCTAATAACCAAAGAGGTCGTTAATATGCAGAAGATTAAACCAACCACTAAGAATAGCCCTGCTATCCGCACTGGTAATGCTAAAGATAACAAACCTGCAGAGGCATATGCTAAACCCCATACTGCTGGCGGTAAAACGCTAGAAGAAAAAGATATTGGATTTTCTGTTGAAATGCCAACTCGTAAAAATTGGACACCTTTAAATGGTGGTGTTTCTATTGGGAACAACGATAAAGTAGAAACTACAGGTATTGAAACTCGTGGTAACGGTGCAGCAACTAAAGGTCGAATTGCTCGTGGGCCAATGGCTTAAGGGTAAACCCTAATGAACTACGAAACGTTATATAACAACATCCAAGCATACGCTGAGAACACCGAATCTCTGTTTGTAGCGTCTATACCTGTTTTTGTGCAGGAGGCTGAAGAACGTATATATAACTCAGTTCAAATACCTTCCCTTCGTAAAAACGTCACTGGAACTTTAACTTCTGGAAATCAATATATTGCATTACCTGCTGACTGGCTATCTAACTATTCGATAGCTGTTATTGATTCCTCGAATAACTACCAGTATTTACTAAATAAAGACGTTAACTTCTTGAGAGAAGCATACCCTTCTGTTGTGTATACATCCCCAGCATACCAAGGAACACCACAGGGAACTCCTAAATATTACGCTTTATTCGGTTCCCAATTGTCTAATTTTAATGAAATGACATTAATGGTAGCCCCTACTCCAGATGCTAACTACAGCGTAGAGATGCATTATTTCTATTACCCACCCACTATTGTCCAAGGGCAAATTGCTACTGTAGCTACTTTAGTTGCTGGCTCGCTATATACTAATGGTGTATACCAAAATGTTCCCCTTACAGGAGGCTCAGGCGCAAATGCTACAGCGGATATTATTATTGTTGGCGGCGTGGTTACTTCTTGTACTCTTAAGTTTGGCGGGAATTTTTACGTAGTAGGTGATGTTCTTTCATGTTCTTCCTTAGGTTCTACAGGCACAGGTTTTTCTATTACAGTTTCTTCAGTATCGAATGCCACAGGTACTAGCTGGCTTGGGGATAACTATGATCCAGTCTTGTTTTATGGTGCTATGCGAGAAGCCATAGTATTTATGAAGGGCGAACAAGATATGGTTACTTACTATGAAAAGTTATACCAAGAAGCTATACAACAACTTAATCGTCTTGGCACAGGTCTTGAACGGGGTGATTCTTACCGTGATGGCCAGGCTCGTATACAGGTTAGCCCATGACAATAGCACAAGGCCAAACAACAATATTTAAACAAAACTGCTTAAGTGCCTTAGAGAACTTTGCAGTTGGGACCCCTTATACCTATAAAATAGCCCTTTATACAGCTAATGCTACTTTGAATTATTCTACGCTTACTTATACAACTGTGGGTGAAGTGGTAGGTACTGGATATACGGCAGGGGGCAAAACCCTTACTATTATCCCCCCGGCATATTTAGATCAAACAGCCTACTTATCTTTTTCTAATGTAACTTGGAATCCAGCAGTCTTTACCTGTAGGGGTGCTTTGATCTATAATAGCACTACAAATGCGGCAGTTGCAGTTCTTGATTTTGGGTCAGATAAAACCGCAACAAACACATTTACAGTCACTTTTCCGGCGAATACTGCATCAGACGCCATTATTAGATTTAGTTAGGAGCAATTATGAGTTCTGAAATTACAAAAATGGGCGATAGCTTCGGAGCTAGTGCTTCTTATGGTGGCGGTGCCGCTGAAACTGTTGGACTTGAAGGTACATACGTAGCCACTTGTTTTGATGCTAATGGCGTTGAGAAGTGGTCTGATACCTTTGAAAACCTAACAACTAACGTTGGGCGTAAGAGCCTAATGGATTCATACTTTGCCAATACTGGCGGCGGTGCGATTGTCATGGGTTTAGGCGGAGCTAATGGATCAAGTACGTTTACCCCTGCTTATACAGACACACAAAGCTCGCATGCTGGTTGGTATGAAGTTGGTGGTACTAATGCTCCTACTTACTCAGGCACACGCAAGACCCCAGCTTTCTCAGCCGCAACAAGTGCTAACCCTTCCGTTCTGTCAACCAGCGCTGCAGTGGTGTTTAGCATGACTAGCTCTGGAACTGTATATGGTGCATTTATTAACGTAGGTGGTTCTACAGCGATTGACAATACCACAGGCACTTTGTTTAGCATTGGCGCATTTACGGCTGGTTCTAAAACAGTTACTTCTGGCGACACAATAAATGTGACTTACACGCTGTCAGCAGCGGGTTAACGAGGAGCCATAAATGGCTTTAGTACTTGCCGATAGAGTTCAAGAAACAACAACAACCACCGGGACAGGTTCAGTTACTCTCGGTGGTGCAGTCACGGGCTATCAATCCTTTGCTGTAATAGGTAATACCAATACAACTTTCTACTGTATCGCCGACCAAGGTGGTGCAAATTGGGAGGTTGGTATTGGCACGTACTCAACTACTGGCCCTACTCTCGCTCGTACTACTGTTCTTGCTTCTTCTAATAGCGGTAGCTTGGTTAACTTTACTGCTGGTGTCAAAACTGTCTTTGTTACTTATCCCGCTGAAAAGTCTATAAACTACGATTCTAATGGCGTTGCAACCATTGGTTCTTTGCTTGGTTATTCTGACACAGGCGTTATTGCTTCATTTGCTTCAAGCGTAGCTGGGTATAACCAAGTTATTTTACAAAATACAAATGCTGGTAGTACTGCATCAACCAACTTTAACGTATCAAATAATAACGGTACGGCTTCTACAAACTTTGGTGAGTTTGGTATTAACTCTAGCGCATTTAGTGGTAGTGGCGCTTTTAGTTCGGCTGGTAACGTATATTTAGCATCAGCGTCAACAGATTTAGCGGTTGGTACTTATGGTTCTAACGCCATTCACTTTGTTACCAATTCACAAGCTACAGATGCAGTTACAATTAATACTAGCAACGCTGTAGCGTTCAACGGTTTTTATGGTACTTCTGGTCAAATATTAACGTCTGCTGGTTCTGCGGCTCCTCCTACATGGGCAACAAACTCAGCAGCTACGGCAGACCAAGCGTACTTCTTATCCTTTATGATGGGCTAACATGACTACTTATTCAAATACCTCGTACGCAGTAAAGAACGTCAGCACGTCTGGCTCAACTGCTATTTCAAGCATTTCTTCTGGTACTGTTG